ATGCTATTGAATATGGAGGAAGTGCCCGTCATTGAGCTGTCTCATTTGTCTGAGACGCAAAAAAAAGCGTACATAATTGCTGATAACAAGTTGGCAATGAATGCTGGATGGGACATGGAATTACTCAAGCTAGAAATCAGCGAATTGGAGGATAAAGATTTTAATATTGAATTGCTTGGATTCGACCCGTCAGAGCTTCAGTTGGATGAGCCTGATTATTCGGTTTTGGACGATGAAGACATCGAAAAACAGCTGGATGACATGGCACAAGGAGTACGCAAAGCTATTCAAATTGAATTTGAGCCTGACCACTACGATGAGGCGGTACAGCTAGTGAAATACTGGCGTGAGCAAAACGCTTATGTTGGCTACATGATTATGGATTTTCTGCGGAAAGAGAAAAACAAAGCATGAAATGCTATTACTTGGTTGGCTATCACGGATGCGGTAAGACAACTCAAGCTAACAAGCTGGAAGCAGAGCACCCCATTTTCAATTTTATAGGCGGTAAACCAGGCTTGGACGCTATCCCAAACGTTCAAACCCTGATGAAAGAGGTCAAAGCAAGTAAAACCGATATGTTTATACACGGTTGCATCTTTCAGACCGAGCCGATGCTCAAACGTTTATCCCTAGCAACAGAGCTTCATATCATCGTTATGCACACTTTCCCCAAAGAAGTCGAAGCAAGGACATTAGCTAGGGGCGCTGACAGCTACAACATCAAAAAATACAAAACTCACTATTCATTTATTCGCAAATTAAAAATGTGGATGGATGAATACAACTTTCAGGTTCACATCATTGACAACAATCAATCTGTTGACGATGTGTACAAACAAATTAAGAAAATATGTGTGCGATCATAGGATTTGTTAGTAAAAACCCTAGTGATGAAGCGATTAAAACGCTAAAACGACTGTTTCTTGAGTCAAAAATTAGGGGTAAACACGCATATGGATTTGCCGCTAAAGACAAAAACGGCATAACTGCGGTCAAAGAACATAATCTGAAGGCGCTAATTAGCCATATTGGTACGCCAAATTTGCTCATTGGACATTGTCGGTACTCCACCAGCGGGGATTACAAAGATCACGCCAACAATCAGCCAATTAAGTTCAAAAACGAATACATGGCATTCAACGGCACGATTGACATGAGAACAAAAGCCGAAATGGAGAAAGATTACAACATCGTAATGGAAAGCGACAACGATGGCGAAATTATGCTTCAGTCTAAAGACAGAATGCGCCTATTGGACAGCAACATAACCTTTGCGGGAGTATTTTTAAAAGACGATGAGATTACGGCATTCAGGAACGAACACAGACCCGCTTATTGGGCTGTTAAACACGATTCACTTTACGTAGCGTCAACAGCCGACATTATGATTAGAAGTCTGCTCAGACCGATACCGCTAACAGCCAATGAGGTATATAAATGGACGGTTTGACTGAATATCTCAGTTACCACCGTCAATCCTCACTAGCGGGGGATATTGACCCCCAAAACGACTGTTTACAGTACGTTGCCAATAGATTTGAGCTGAATATGGAACAGCGCTACTGGTTAGCATTCTTATTTGGCACTTGCTACTGCGCCCCAACTGTCTATTACATCTACAACGAATTTCCTGATTACAGTACTGTAAACATTGACAGGCTTGAAAGATGGTGGAAAGCAAACAAAACACGCTTGTTGTTCCAAACTGACAGGCAACGAGTGCGGAGCAACGACCAATTTGTTCAATCGTTCATTTCATATCGTCAAATTGTGGGGAGAAATCAAGAGGAACACTTTAGTGCATTCAAACGCAACAACCCCAAGGCTACCTATGTCAATGCGCTAGAAACAATGTCTGAGGTGTTTTCCTTTGGTCGGTTCACCATGTTTATTTACTTAGAAATGGTATCGGTGCTTACTAACTGCAAAATGATACCGATTGATCTTGATTTGAAGAACGCTGAGAGCTGTCGCAACGGATTAGCATTAGCATTAGACCGAAAAGACTTATTTACGCACGTTGTAGACAAAAAGTTAACAAAAGACGATTATCAAGACCTAAACAAGGGATTATTGAAGATAATTGAAGAAGTGGAAAAGATGCCTATCAACCACAAAAACCTATTTGCGATTGAGACAACCTTATGCGCCTACAAAAAAGCAAAACTGGGTAAACGCTTTGTCGGCTATTACATAGACCGTAACAGGGAAGAAATCGAGAAAATGAGTAAAAACGTACCCCAAGGCGTAGATTGGAGCGTATTGTGGGATTTTAGAAAGTCTAATTACGACAAAAAGTACCTGAAAGAGCTAACATGAAGCGTGTAGACCTTATCAAGATTGAGCATAACGTCAAAATTGGGGATGTTTGCGGTCATATCGAACCCAACATAACTGAAGACAGCATCTTTTACGCAGACGGTGAACCCGTAGGCTTTTACATCAAAGAAATCAAAGGAAAGCTCAAACAGCTGGTGGACGTAGCAAACGCAGAATTACTCAGCGACAGAGTGCCTAAAACCGAAATGAGACGATCTAGCGGGATGGTTAACCCAGCAAACGAAGTAAATCAGTACAGTACCATTATCGGTTCTTGCCCACCAAAACCCCACATGAAACGCCCGTATCCGATGATTTCAGGTGTTCACAACATCAAATCGGCTCAAACCTTCATCAAAGCAATGCTATTAGCGTGTAAGGAATCTGAAGACCTGATACGGGAAATAACACCAAGCATATTTGACGTTCAATTTGCCATCATCAACGAAAAAGTACCACCAAAGTTCCGATTTGGCAGATTATTCACGTCAAGCATCTCAAACTTCAACATTCCAGCCCCATTTCATCGGGATGCGGGTAATTTAGAGGGATGCGTCAACGTAATCATCGCAAAGAAAAAAAACGCACGGGGGGGAAACACAACCGTACCCGATTACGGGGCAACAGTTGACAGCAGAGACAATTCAATGTTAGTCTACCCAGCATGGCGAAACGTACACGGAGTAACACCGATTGTGCCAACTCAAGAGGGGGGATACCGAAACAGTCTTGTTTTTTATCCCCTAAAAGCATTCAACAACTACTGGGACGAAAAGTAATTATTTCCCCTTAATAAAAATGCCCGCACTTCACGTACCTACTGACAACGATAGAAAGCAAGTCGAAATATCGGCTGGACTTGGTTTGCCTCACGAACAAATCGGGGCGCTTATTGGCATAGACGACAAAACCTTACGCAAACATTACCGACAACAGTTGGATATTGGCAAGGCTAAGTCAAGTGCCGCTATCGCCAGATCACTGTACAACAAAGCAATGGGCGGGGATACAACAGCAATGATTTGGTGGACTAAAGCCCAAATGCGCTGGTCTGAGACGGTCAAGAACGAAGTAACAGGCGCTGATGGCGAACCATTTGACATTCAGATTACCTTTGTAAAGCCAAAAGATGAGTGAAGTAGTCGAATATGACAAAGACGCTATTGGCAGATCACTCGCCAAAATTGAATTTCCGTTAAAGCTGGAATGCTTATTTAACCCGCCTCAAGCACGTTACAGGGTACTTTGGGGTGGTAGGGGCGCATCTAAGTCTTGGAACGTAGCAAGGGCACTTCTCATTAAGGGATACAAGAAACAGCTGAGAATACTTTGCGCCCGTGAATATCAAACATCCATTCGAGATTCTGTACATAAGCTGTTGAGCGATCAAATCATAGCTATGAACATGGAATCGTTCTATGAGATCACTCAAAACAGCATTAGGGGGCTGAACGGCACGGAGTTTGCCTTTGTCGGTCTCAAAAACAACGTAGCAAACGTAAAATCATATGAAGGCATTGACATTTGTTGGGTAGAGGAAGCACAAAGCGTTTCAAAGTTTAGCTACAACGTACTCATACCAACAATTCGTAAAGAAAATAGCGAGATATGGATAACGTTCAACCCAGAGCTGGAAACGGACGAAACATATCAGCGCTGGGTAATTAGCCCACCTGATGGCGCTGTCGTACAAAAAATCAACTGGAGCGACAACCCTTGGTTTCCAGAGGTGTTGAAACTTGAAAAAGACGCACTTAAAGCACGTGACCTTGAGGCGTACAACACGGTCTGGGAAGGTGTTTGTCGCCAAACAGTTGACGGGGCTATATTTGCTAAAGAGCTACAAATGGCAGAATTGGACGGACGCATTACACGTGTGCCTTACGATGCAACCAAACCCGTCCATGCGATATTCGATTTGGGTTGGAGCGACGCAACAGCTATATGGCTACTTCAGTTTATTGGAATGGAAACAAGGATAATTCGGTACATAGAAAACAGCCAACAAACCATTAGTTGGTATTTGTCTCAATTACAAACATTCGGGTATGTATATGACACACTTTGGTTGCCTCATGACGCTGAGAACAAAACGTTGGCTGGAAATGGTCGCAGTATTGAAGAAATTGTCCGAGCTTCAGGCTACAAAACCCGCATAGTGCCAAGAGTGCCTGTTGTAGATTCAATCAATGCCGCCCGTACGATATTTCCAAATTGTTATTTTGATAGAGAAAATACGCATCAAGGGTTACAATGCCTTAGACATTATCGCTACGAGGTAGACCCTGAGACGGGAATGTTCAGCAAAACGCCTCTACACGATCAATACAGTCATGGTGCTGATGCCTTTAGGTATATTGGGCTGATGATAAACGAACCTAAAAAACCTATTAGACAAAAAGCAACGATGCAAATACCTACAAGTTGGATGGGATGATTATGGCAAGTACATACACAGCTGAAGAATTTGATGAGCGTATAACAGAAGCGCAAGAGTATCTTAGACTTGCTTCAGACGCTGATTCCAACAACCGTTCAGAGGCGCTTGAAGACCTTAAATTTGCCGCTGGAGACCAATGGCCTGTTGAGATTCAGAACAGTCGTACATTAGAAGCAAGACCTTGCCTGACAATCAATAAGATTGACCCCAACGTAAGGCAAATCACTAATCAGATTCGTCAACAAAAACCTCGTATGAAATGCCACGGGATGAACAACGATTCAGACAAAAAGGTCGCAGACATCATTTCAGGCATATTCAGGCATATTGAGGTTCAATCTGACGCTGACCAAGCCTATGACAACGCAAACGATTTTCAAGTGCGTATGGGCTGGGGTTATTGGAGGATTGTTACCGATTACATCAGCGAAGATTCGTTTGACCAAGACATCTACATTAAGCAGATTACAAACCCTTTCACCGTTTATTTTGACCCAAACAGCGTAATGCCTGATGGTTCTGACGCTGAAAAGTGCATGATTACAGAGGTAATCTCGAAAGACGTATTTAAATCTATGTATCCTGGAGCGGCAACAGACGGAGCTGGGTTCAACACTAGGGGTACGGGCGATTCAAACCCTGATTGGGTGATGCGTGAGGATATTCGTATAGCTGAATACTTTTACACCAAGCGGGAACAAGTCAAATTGTTACTATTGGCTGATGGACAAAAGTTTTATGAAGACAAATTGCCTAAAGAATTAAAGCCTTACGTTGTCGATTCAAGAGAAACATTACGTAAAACAATTCATTGGTGCAAGCTAACGGGTATGCAAATACTTGAGGAAGGCGTTTGGGCTGGTAAATACATCCCAATCATTCCTGTGTATGGTCAACAGCTGATAGTTGAGAACAAACGCAAAAAGTACGGGCTAGTCAGAATGGCTAAAGACCCCCAACGCATGTATAACTTTTGGACTACAGCGTTAACAGAATCAGTTGCACTTGCACCTAAAGCAAAATGGTTGCTTGCTGAAGGACAAGACGAAGGGCACACAGAAGAATGGGCAAACGCCAATATTAAAGCGTACCCAGTATTGCGCTACAAGCAAAAAGACATTGACGGAATGCCCGCCCCACCGCCAATTCGTCAAC